CTTATGGGATCGGAGAGGTGCTAATGGTGAGCTAATTGTTCAACATTTTATTATGATGTCAGACGCATACAAGAAAACAGCCAAAGGAGAGAAAGAACATAAGAAGTGGCAGGATAAAACCGCTAAAACCGTACCTCTTAATAGGCTGAATCAATTTCATTCAGAAACCAATTACAGGGGCGATTTTGTGGGCGGGAGGTATTTTCCAGTAAAATCTTGGAGAGAAGGTTGTCATGTGGTCAAATACATTGATGAAAGCAGAAGGAGAAGAACGATAAAAGGAACTATATTCAGAGAGAGCCATACACTATTTGACCCAGAGAGAGACAATCGAAAGAATTATCCAGAACAATCGCGCAGGGGTTTGAGGAATGAAGATCAAGACAAAACCCTATTATTGTTCATGCCGGGAATACAAAAAGATTTATTAAAGTTAATCCAATAATAGATATTTTGAAAAAAATACCATAAGCTAAGAATTTGTGTATATAAAATTTCATACCTATCCGTTACTATTGGAAGTCAATCAGTGAATATCAAACATCAAAAAGAAAAAGCATTAAAAACAGCCTACAGAAAACTATATGGAAATAATGAACGTAGAGTTGTTCCTGATGCTAAAATAGAGAATTTTAAATGGTCTTATGTTCCAGTAAAAGAAAAAAATATCAATACTGAGGCACTAGATGATGAAAATACCACATATTTGTGAGACAGAATCTAAAATGACAAATTTTTATCTCGATGAGAGTGGCAAAAGTTTTTCTTCTTTCGCGGCTCCGGTCAGCCAATTATCTAAAAAAGAATTGTGGGAAAAGACTATAGAAGTATGGGATTACTTAGTAGAGAATAATTACAGGCCAGCAGATTTTTCTGCTGGTATTGTTACAATGCGCTATGAGGGTTTTCGTAAACTAATTAAAGTATTTAATAATTGTGTTAGTGTTCAGGAAACCCCTGTTTACAGAAATAGTGCGGTTTGGATTAACGACATAGAGGTTAGTTATATGGAATTAAAAGGCAAAGGGAGTTGGAAAACTATAGATAAATGGGAACCGTTAGATGCAACATGACGCTAATATGTCTGATTCTCAATTTATGAGATTTCAAACAAAAGCTCAAGATAAAATAAAGAAACACGTTGACAATTTCGATAAAGAGAGTAGAATGAAGGAACTAAAGCGGCGATTCGAGGCCAGCAAGGGACGGAAGAAAACTTTTTGGGAGAAACTTACAGGATGGATAACAAAGTAGAGTTACTAGGACATATGGGCGATGACTTAATGGTTGTTAATGCCGCAAGAGTGTCTTATGGTAAGATTAAAGGGAAATTTGATGGAAAAGATGATAAGTTAATTAGATTTCTAATAAAATACAAACACACATCGCCATTTAGACATCCTCAATTACAATTCAGGATAAAATGTCCGATCTTCGTGGAGAGGCAATTATTTAAACATCAGGTTGGTATGACCGCTAATAGTATTAGTGGAAGATATGTTGACTTTTCTGATTCGTATGATTTACCAGAAAAGTTAAGAAAACAATCAAAAAGTTCTAAACAAGGAAGCGAAGGTTTTATTGAAGGAATACTGTCTGATGCCTTGATTGAACTGTATAAAGATGCCGTTCAAAATTGTGCCGATGTTTATAAAAGGCTGTGCGATTCAGGAGTCGCTAAAGAACAAGCGAGAGGAGTTCTACCGTTGTGTCTACAGACTCAATTTATTTGGACTGGTTCTCTTGCGGCATTTATTCATATGTGGTCACTGAGATTAAAGTTAGACACTCAACAAGAAACAAGAGAAGTGGCACAAATGATGTTCGACGAAGTTCAGAACATTGAAGGAGAACCATTCAAACATACCATTAAGGCGTTTAAGGATTTGGGGATTTTGAACCTTTCATAATATTATCTTTTGCCCACAGAGGTTGAAGATTAGTAAAGTGCCAAGCATCTCTTAACTGAGATTCCTTATTATCTCCTGTGAAGTTAAAAGATGCTAACGGTTTGATATGATCTAAATGCCATTTGCCATAATTTTCCCAATTCATCCCCTTAGTGAACTGTAATTCAATGTGTTTTCGTAATGTTTCTATATCGCATCCAACATACTGCATAGAGGTATTTGATTTTGTTAAACCTTTAAGACTTTTGTATAATCCAGATCGAAGGTTTGAGAGTAATCGAAACTCTGGATCATTTATCCGTCTGTCTCTAATATATTGTTTATGCCTCGCGATTTCTGTATCTCTGTTATCGTAATAACGATCCATCCTATAGGTTTTTAATTTTTCTTTATTTTCTGTGTAGTATATTTCATGATATTCTTTTATTTTATCTTTGTTTTTGTCAGCATATTTTTTAGTCACCTTGTTGTGACATTCCTTACAACTCGATCTTTTTCCGTCCTTTGCCCTTTTTTCAGTGTAAAATTCAGTCAATGGTTTAGTTGTTAGGCATTTGGTACATTTTTTTTTCATCAATTTTCCCTTGCGTTATGGAGATATGTGGTGTATAATATATATACACAAAATTTGGATTTATGTTTAATATGTGGGATTTGGTTGCCACGATTGAAGGCGAACCATTTAAGTTTACACTAGAAGCTATTTGGAATGGGAGAAGTTGATGTATGAATATCGTGCGAAACTAAAACGGGTTGTGGATGGAGACACTGTAGATTTTGTAGTTGATCTCGGTTTCAATGTTCATACCACCATAAGAACAAGGCTTCTGGGTGTTGATACGCCAGAGAGAGGGCATCCAGACTGGAAAAAAGCAACAGCAGAATGCACTAGGTTGCTATCTTGTGTTGCAGATGTAGAAAATGCCGCACTAGGACATCCAGAACATTATTTTACAATTAAAACCCATAAACAAGGTAAATATGGACGTTGGCTTGTTGAGATTGATGGAGTCACAGATGAATTAGCTAAAATCTGGCCCTACTAAACCTTTCAGTAAACAGAACTACTAAAAAGAAGGAGTAACTTATGACTTTTAGAAAAGAATCGCTAGACGCACTGAGGAATCAGGCTGAAACAGATAGGCACAAAGCCCTTGCTAGTCTTAAAATTATACTAGACCACCCAGCGGGAATCGGAGATCATAGCACTAGCGATCTTCATAATAATTTGAATGAAGCGCTAAACCAACTAGACGATGCCGACTCGCGACTAGATACGCTGCGTAAATATTACCAAGAACTTGGTGGTGGCACGTTATGAAATTTGTATATATTTTAGAGATGATGATTCAAACTATTGATGGAGTTCTAAACGAACCCATTGGGGCTTTCACTGAAGAAGAAGAAGCAGATAAATGGCTGGAAGAATGTAAAAAATGTTTTAGTAATAAGACGACTGCATTTTCTATACTTCCAATAGAAATGGATACAAAGCCACCACTACTGGAAATAACTTCAGAAATTTCTGAAAAAAACATTGGATACCAGCTTACAGAACTTTATAATCAAGGTATATTTGAGCAGATGGTTGAACTTGATGGCAGCTTTTCGTACCAGATAAAAAATAAATATAAGTCTTGTATGGAGAAAGTAATAAGTAACAGATTTAAAAAGGGTAAATAAGCATGTATAAAGATTTTTATTGATGTAGTGCAAGACGAGGCTTCGATGCCTCCACCTCCACTTAATTTCCGACCACCTCCACCGTTTTTTGTGTATAATAAGATATACCATTAAACAAAGGAGATGGAAATGTCGAAGATAACTTTAACGTGTGATACTTGTAACAAAGAATTTGAAAAAGCGAGGAAAGAATATAACAGAAGAATAAGGCTGGGTAAGGATAAGTTTTATTGTGGACTGTCTTGTGCTGGCAAAGACCCTGACAATGTGAAACACATTGTTGCCAACAGGAGTGATTTTCCAGTTTGGGAAGTTACCCCTAGAAAAACACATGACGAATACAGCATCTTTCGTCCAGTCTTAAAAACTATCAAGCAAAGGGTCAAAGATAGACCAAAAGATTTTAACCTTACACTTGAGTATCTCAAAGAAATTTGGGACGAGCAAGAAGGTAAATGTCTTTTCACTGGTTTTGATCTTGAGTTAAGAACGTATAGAAGTAATAGACTACTTGATATCAAGAGTGCAAGCCTTGATAGAATAGATAATTCAAAAGGATACGTCCAAGGTAATGTTAGATGGGTTTCTGTTATGTATAACTATGCTCGTAATACTTTTTCAGATGAAGATGTTTTAGAGTTCGCACAAGCGGTTATCAAAAATCGGGGGTGAATTGGATTCGATTGGCTATTAAAGTCTAAATCTCATGCCGTAGGTGGAATCGTGGCTACGTTAAAACGATTCTAAATTTTTAATTGCAGATGAAAGTCTCGCATTGGCAGCGTAAGCTGTCTGGGGAGTCGCCTCGTCCTTATTATCCAAACGGGGCTTTACTATATCGTAGCACAAATGAGTGAAGTCGGAAGCCTAGAGCGATTAGACAGATCGACAAGACTAGATTCGCGGGTGCAAATCCCGTCACTCACTTACGGCCCTATCGTCTAGTGGTTAGGACACTAGGTTTTCAACCTAGCAACCGGAGTTCAATTCTCCGTAGGGTCATTGACGCGAAAACCAGCGAGAAGTAATAGTATCGTTAACTTAATTGTTAGTGGTTTTCGTCTACCCCACTACAAGATCGCAACTTGTGGTTCAGTGCAAGGGGCGTGTGGCTACTCGTAAGGCCACTTTTTACCACATAGGAGAAATTATGTTAGTACAATGTAAGATACAGGACTGGGTTGTAAAACTAAAACAGCGTGAATGTAGAATTTACATTTATAAAGCAGACAAAGAGATTAAGTCTGTAAAAACAAAACTGTTTAAGGATAGGGGAATGATGATGTTCCCTAAAGAGTTATATAAATTAATTTGTAAAGACTTGAAAGCGGCGACAGTTTATGACCGCTTTTTGAATAAGTATTATACTTGGGATGAAGATGATATGGAGTGTTAAGTGAATAAATGGGATAAAAACTTTCTAGAGTTAGCAAAAACCGTGTCTACATTTAGCAAAGACCCGTCCACAAAAGTGGGTGCAGTCATTGTGGATAATGACAACAGAGTTATTTCCATTGGCTACAACGGTTTCCCTAAAGGTATCAGGGACGATAACCGATTAGATAATAGAGACTTGAAGTACGACATGGTGGTACACGCAGAAGCAAACGCGCTTCTGTTCGCAAATGCTCCTGTGAAGGGCTGTACGATCTATACATGGCCGTTTCAGCCTTGCAGTAGATGTGCGTCACTAATCATTCAGGCAGGCATACAGCGCGTTGTGAGTATAGAGAATGAAGAAACTAGATGGGTTAGTAATTTTCAATTAGCCCATGATATGCTTACGGAAGCTAGGATTAAAATTGACCACTACTAGCATATAAATGTGTATATTCTATAGTTCAAATGGAGTATACAAATGAAACAAAAAGAATTTAACAAGCTATTTTATACATACAGCAAGAATCAACTCGAAGAAGATAAGGCTTGGGATGTTTACTTGAAATTCTATAAGATTTGTAAAAATGGAGACAAGGACACCATAGACTATCTGGAAAAGATAGGGTCTATGAATAAAAAACAGATGTTAGAATGGAGAACAAGACTGGCGGAAATGGGCATGGAAGTCACGCCAGATCAGGTAGAGGATTATATTTTCGTGCTTTCTTTGGCTATATTGAATAATTGGGGTAGTTAATGATGTTTAACCATATACATATCGGACGTAGAGCCTTTTTGCAGACAAGCTTATTTGCCGCCGCTGGCACTCAATTCGCTATGGGTGAACAAAAATTCTACGAAAGCGTAGAAGGGCCAGCTAAGAGTACGATCTTTATATACCTCCCCGGAGGTATTTCTGCTCAAGAGTCTTTTGACCCTAAGACAGTAGCACCATTAGAGTATCGTGGCTCTATGAAGGCGATCAATACAAATGTTGAAGGTATTCAAATCAACGAAAGACTGCCGGAAACCGCAAAGGTTATGGATAAATTGACCCTTATTCGTAGCATGACTCATGGGGAAGCCGCTCACGAAAGAGGAACAAACAGTGTTTTTACGGGATATAAACCAAGTCCTGCGCTGCAATACCCTTCTATGGGTTCGGTTGTTTCTCATGAGTTTGGAGATCGCAACAATATTCCCGGATATGTATGCCTTCCAGAAAAACCCAATGAGTTTGCGGGAACAGGATATTTAAGCAATGCTTATTCCCCCTTCGCTCTTGGGTCTGATCCTGCATCAGATAATTTTAAAGTAAGAGATTTGTCTATCAATATAACAGACGATCATTTTTCAAGAAGAAGAAACCTTTTAGATATTGTAAATAAAAATTTAAATAGTAAAACCAGTGCTGACTCTGTTTCTGCCATGAATAAGTTTTACGAAAAAGCCTATGATCTTGTGGGAAGTAAACACGCCAGAGAAGCATTTGACCTCGAAAAAGAAGATCCAAAAGTTCGCGATAGATACGGAAGAAATACTGCTGGGGCAAGAATGTTGATGTCCAGAAGATTAGTTGAGGCGGGAGCAAGATTTGTAACAATGACATACGGTAGCTGGGACATGCACCAAGACATCTTTAGCGGTATTGATTCTCAGATTCCTTCCTTCGACAAAGCGTTTTCCGTACTAATCCAAGACCTAGCAGAACGTGGGTTACTAGATTCCACTCTCGTTTGCGTTGTCTCTGAGTTCGGAAGAACTCCAAAAGTCAACAAAGACGCAGGTAGAGATCATTGGCCTAAAGTATTTAGTTCAGTTCTTGCTGGTGGCGGAATCAAAGGTGGAATGACATACGGAACAACCGATGCAACAGGAACAGAACCAGAAGATAATCCAGTTGAAATTCCACACTGGGCAACAACAATCTATCATCAAATGGGTATAAATGCCGATAAAGAATTGATGGCCCCCGGTGATAGACCTATTGAAATTGTGGACTTTGGAAAAGTAATTGAGGATATTATCGCATGATAAACAGAAGACATTTTTTAGAACACGTTGGAGGATTGGCCTCATTATCAGCCGCCTCAACATCATTTGGGCAAAACATTATTGATAATCAGGATGATTTAATCAAGAATGAAAAAGCCGCTATACTTATTTGGCTTGGCGGCGGTCCTCCAACGATTGATATGTGGGATTTGAAATCTGGCGCTACTGGTGGTCCTACAAGACCAATTAGTACAACTGGTGATTTTCAAATCAACGAACTGATGCCATCGCTCGCAGGTCTTGGTAAAGATTTTTCTTTGATTAGAACGATGGCAACAAGAGAAGCAGATCATATGAGAGGATCATATTATATGCACACAGGATTTAAACCAAATCCAAATATGACTCATCCTTCAATGGGATCTGTAATCTCTTATGAATTATCACAAGACAGAGACTATTTAGAAATTCCTCCTTTCTTTTCTGTCAACACAGGTAGTATGGGTGGGGGATTTCTTGGTGCGGGTTGGAATCCTTTTGTTGTGAACTCTAATGGTCAAGTTAGAAACCTTGGAGATAAAGTTCTTAATGAAAGACTTATGGCTCTTTCGGTTATCGAGAATGGGTTTACCAAAAGAACAAACAGTGATATGGCTAAATTTCACCAAGAAATGATTAAAAAAACAATTTTGACCAATACTTCACCCCAGATGAAGGCGTTAAAACCAACTGGCGAACCTCAGAATGTCATAGATGCTTATGGCGATACAGCATTTGGAAAGAGCGCGCTAATGGCCCGAAGGCTTATTCAGCGCGGTGTTCCTTTTGTAGAGGTCGGATTTGGTGGTTGGGACTTGCATCAAAACACTCATCAAACACTATCAACAAAACTTCCAGAAGTAGACAAGGTTGTTTCTAGTTTAATTTTAGACTTAAAACGACTTGATATGTGGGACAATGTTGCTATAGTAATGATGGGTGAGTTTGGTAGAACTCCAAGGATCAATCAAAACGCTGGGCGAGATCACTGGGCGAGGATCTGGTCAGCATTTGTATCAGGAGGACTGTTAAAGGGAGGTCAAGTTGTTGGTTCCTCATCGTCAAACGGAACAGAAATAGATAGCGGCGAACCGTATGCAGCAGAAGATGTAATGATGACAGTATGCAATTCACTAGGAATAAACACTGAAAAAAGTTACACTGCTAAAAATGGTCGTCCAATGAGAATAGCTAACAATGGTAAAATTATAAAGGATATTATATTATGAGAAATTTAATCTTGGCAGTTTTGTTTTTAACATCTACAATCACGTTGGCAGACGATAAAAGACCTGAAGGCAAACATCAGAAACCGCAAGTGGGACACGCCAAAAAGGATCATGCAGAGAGGCATAGTGGTCATCGACCCCATGTTAGCAAAGACTATTACCAGTCGCGGGAAAGAGGCAGATACAATGCGCCGCCGCAACACAATAGATACTACAGGCCACAGGTTGGATTTAGGCCAGTTATTCAGTGGCTACCAAGTGGCTTCACTTTAAATATTGGACGAGCTACAGTGGGTCCGAATCGTCGTTACGTTAGATTTGGAATTAATGCCGGGTTTTCAAACGGTCCAATCTTCAATAATTACTATCACAGGTATCAT